TAAGCTGTGCAGCCTCCAAGGAGGTGTCAGTCTTGATGACATGAGATATTATGTGTCATTAAACTGCGGTCCTTTTCGCAAAGGTCCCATCTATTCGCGTTAGCGTCTAGATACACTTGTATTTTCCTTGAGCGCACGGTTACTTAACCGTCCTCCCACGAAGCGACATCGCTGTCAGCTTCAGAGCTCCGCTTTAATACGGAGTTACCCACCGGCGTTTAATACTGGCAGTGCCGGACTGCACGCTCGTCAGTAAGTGCTTCTCATCTTCCGAGGGTTCATACCCTCTTTGAAGGAAGTACTTGAGGAGGGCATGGTAGCCGTCCAGGACGTCTCGCGTCTTGCGCGGGACCGCACGCATCGCCTTGACTTCGAAGCGATGCAGATTTGCGTTCCAACGCTCTACGCAGTACGTACCGAGATAGCTGAACCATCCCGTCCCAGGAGACGTGTCTCGAACGTGGGGAATCGTTCCCACCAGCTCCTCGACTAATACTCTCAGTCGTGAGGCTGTGTTCCAATAACCGACCTTGTAGAACTGGTTGGCCAAGGACACGCATGATATGATCTCCTCTGATTCGCGTCGATTAGTTGGAAGCATTTCGCGGCAGTAGACAGGTTTAACTGCCCAACCGTCATATGCATCCATTCCGCAGCTCTCCCGGAACTTACCGTTCCAGAAGGATTTCGCGGTATTCACCTTTAGACCGGATTGGTCTATCGCTGAACTAATCGCTCCCACCACACCCACGGGGCAAATGATATCGTCCCCGTAGATGTACACCCCTTGCATGACGTTTTTAATATTATGCAAGGTACAACGAAGTCTGCGCTCCCGAAGTAGTGTCGAAGCGATGATTGTATAGAACATCATCGCCTCAATCGGGAAACACAACGCTGACCCCATAGAGGCGAACTTCCCTAAGGCTATTATCTCGCCATCGGGGAGAACGGCTCTCGACGACCGACATGCGAAGACTGCCCTACGTAAATCAGGGCATATCTTGAGCATATCCGAGACCATTGCGGCTGAAACTCGGTCGCTGGCCTCAGACAAGTCGATTGTCGCGCTAGCTCCTGTTAAAGAGCTGCGGATCGCCAAGGACTGATTGATCCCCTGATCTGAGAAGTTCAGGTGACCACCAGTAACTGGATGGTTCTCAAGTCGAGTAACCATGTACTCCAGTATCCCCTGCTGTGCATATTGCATGCACACAGGTTCCATGGCGATAACACGGGGACCTTTCGACGTCTTAGGAACGAA